GGCAAATTTTCCATGATTCAATCAAACCGCAATAAAGCAGTCTAAATATGCGGGGAATCAGAACAACGGTGCTTCTATGGGAATCGCTCAAGGCGAAGAACGTAGAAGAAGCGTGACACAAAGCGCGTATTTGTGGCTTTTGGGAGTAAGGAGCCAGAGAATAGATACACCATCTCATGGTTTGTCCGTTCCACTTCTCGCTGTCGCGAGATGCCGTGCGGCCCGCGCTGGGCCCGGTGTCTTGTCCCGAAACGATACATACGACCGAATCATAATCTGCCCCGGTCCACATTGTCGGTTTCACCCGATGTGGGGGATTTAGTGATCCCTAGAGTCCTTTAAAACTCTAACTCGATATGGGAAGAATCCAATGTTTTGGCGAGTTTTCCAATTAGAAGAGTAATGGTCCCACACGGGAACCAATATTCGCCACCCTGTCGGCAATGTCGATAAACCCGTTTCCAAGTTTTATTGCATTGGACACCATTGAGCTCCATTTTGCCTCAGAGGTTGGGCGGTGTTGTGTATGAGCGGCAGAAGCCGGATTCGTAACATCGAACCTTACCCTCCATTCTGTGGTAATTAGGTACTCCAGTTCTGGACCTGGTTCAGTAGCTGAACACGCGGGGTTATACACCATTATTGGGGCAAAGCCTCTTGGTTGTGTATTGTTCACCCAGTCACCGACTGTGTTGCCCTGAACATCGTCTGAGGCCAGCATAAAATCGGCCAAGATGCTCATATTAAGCGGGTATGAATTTGCCTGCACGCCTCGTAAAGCGAGCTTTGGTGCTGCCATTAGTCGCGGACCCATATATTGGACGAAATCTTGACTGAAATTGTCCCATGTACGTGGATCGCCTCCGATGTCGGCTTGAGTTGTCATCACTGCTCCATATATCATTCCACAAGTGGTCTGTAATGGATTAGGATTCATGACTTGAACCGAAATAGCAGAAGGCGCAATTGTTGCGGCTTTTCCGAAGCCCTGAAGGTCATGGGACCAGAATTCTGCGTTGCTAGCCGAGTTAATCGGATTAGAACAGTTGACACAAGCGACGGCGCAAACATTCGACCAAGTCGATGATGAAGGGCCAGCTGTTGTTAACAGCTTTTCAGTTGTAAATGTGCCAATTATCACATTCGCGCGATTCGTTCGGAACCGCTTTGTTGTTCTAACAACACAGTATGGACCCACGGCCCGCGGCAATGGCAGGTGATTGGGAAGTTTGGCGTCCCAGCATTCAAGGCTGTTGACACCACCGGTACGTTCTCCACCGGGGTTGAACGGTTTAGCCACTGCGGCACCGACACCCGGAGCGAGGACTCGATCCCCATGGGATCTGAGTCTTATTTGTTTTCGCGGCTGTTTAAAACGTTGGCCGAAACGTTGAGTCTTTCTTTTAATTCCGTTCTTCTTGACGGATTTTAAAGGCATGGAAACCACACAGAATTGTGTTCTATGTGCGACTGTTCACTCAACACCACCACTGGGTTTGAAATCCAATGGCTCACCCGTTCCAGTCTGTGGGCATTTATGAGTCCGGAATTCCGGAATCAATTTAGCTCGCAAAGCGATTTGGGTGATTTAAGGCATTGAGCCCTAAACCTCATACGAATCGCACATGTTGGCCACCATGGCCAACATGTCGTCGTCCTGTTCACCGTTCACCCGGCAATCATAATCGGTTGCCCGGGTACCCCACGGATCCTGTTTCTCGTCAAAAACGAGTTTAAGGTCCCATTTTGCAGGGTTTCTGTCCAAACCTACCTGGCAATCCCTAAGTGCTGCACGGAACTTCTTTAAGCTCCTGGTGCTGTATTTTTGGATATACGCCTGGCGGATGCCGGACACGGCTCTACTCAACGTAGGTAGCGTACGAACATCTTGGGTATAAAGCCTTTTGGGCTCTTCTTCTTTGATTGTTTCGTACTCCACCGTATCGACCCACTTCACCCGTCGTTGGGGCTGATCCTTCACCTCGTATGAGCATGAAGGACCATCAGTCTCTTTTTTGACCATAAGTTTTTCAATTTGCTTTAGGTCTTTCTCATTGCTATTGAGAAGCTGTTTCCTCAAGAAGTTCGCATAGCGCAACTGAAATTTTGTGTAGTTAGGGTCAATCCCATGTGTTTCTACTCCAAGCCCACCTAAGTATTGGTGTGCAAAGATGTTACATGTGGTATTGCGCTTGATCTGCATCCATTCCTTCAGCTCAGACTTGTAATAATGTTTTATTCGTCTGAATGCACGAGCCTTGTTCCAAGCTCCCTCTAAAACTTGAGAGATCTTGTCACCCAAAGGCGAATGGCGTTGTTCTTCCCTCAGAGACTTTGAATGATTGGTCAATAGGCCAATATTCAAGTATTTGATTTGTTCGAACATATAAGTTCCTTGTTCCTCACCGGGTTTAACGGTCCAACATTCGCTGTTGATTGTGAAAACCTTATCATGGACATAGTTTTTGCCGATACTGAGATCAAATCCCAGTTTGGCTACATTCTTTTGCCACATGGTATAAAAGTTTCCAGGGTCCGCGTTGTCGGGCTTTGGCGTCCTAAAAAGGATGTCATCTCCATTAATAAGAACTGGGAGCTCTTTAGGCTCAAATGAGACCTTAAGATACTCTTCCAGCGTCAGCCAATAACCGATAAGGTTGACAGCGCACAGCACAGGGAACGATAAATTCGAACCCATGAGCTGCCCATTGTTTTGTTGTGTGTC